CTTATATTTCCGCCAAGCCTCTGCTACGGCATCACCTCTTTCGTCAGCATTCAAACCCTTCATCACCGTTCGTCCCCCCCACATCTCGTCAATCGCCTTATAGATCACATGTTCGCATGCTTTGATGTACACACCGAGCCGGAGATTATATCTAGGGTTCCTTGGTTGTATAATCCGTGGATCAGGATCCGGTTTATTAGTTAAGTTCAACTTTTCCGCCTTCACAAAACTTTGCACATATGCATCTTTGCAACTGAGTGGTTCAATGCTCAAGCTAGCCAAAGCTTTCTCATACAACCGTCGTTTACGCCCCGTATAAGCCTCGAGAAACCTCTCGGGGGTTAAAGGCGTAACCATTCGCGTATGGGAAAGCAAGGTCCTCCTGGCATTGCCACACCTAGCCACAAAGGTTTTGTACGTGGGTCTGAAAGGCCTATCCCAACCTCCATCCCCAGTTTTGTGGTAGAACACTCGAGTGACGACTGCTCGAAGTGTCGTGTGTACATCCGCATTGTGTACGCCGAACTGAATCCCAACCCCTATAGGAGCAAGGTTGTAGATCTTACGTTCCCTAAAGCGACCCTCAATACCAATTTGAACTGCTAGCTTCTCTTGGCCACCCACATTAACATTATCGATAAGATCATCGAATCTATGTGTGGGTGGACTAGAAAACCCTAATTTATATTGAAGGCAACCCTAGTTAACGGCTCGGACATACGAGGCTTTCCTCTCCGCCAGAGAGATAGGTAGCGGTCTGCCAACGGCACATCTTATGTAACGATACCAATCATACAAAGCGCTGGTATCAACCACATCATGCTCGGCTCGGCTCATCCCAATTTCATGATCTGTTGGGGTGAAGACACAAGCCATCATAACAGTGACGTGGTGTATCATATCTGTGCGGCGAAACGTTCTCATTCGACCTTCATCAGAAAAGATCTCAGCTACGATCGCCCTTCTTATGACTTCCCGACTCGCCTCTCCCTCCTTTGGAACACCGTGTTTGCATTTCACGTTTTGGACAATCTCACGTTGAAACCGAGTGAGTGGCGTCCAATCTTGTTGTTCATCGGACATGACAATGCGCATTAAGGTGTCGACCTCTGTGAGGAACTCCTCATGGTACTCGTGGGCAAGAAGTCTTCCCACGAAATTCATGA